ATAAAACCATTAGTTGGGGTACATTAACTGGTGACTACGAAACTGAAAAATTCTTTAGTATTGGATTAGATGCTAGTGGTGGTATAGAATCGGCAGGACCAAGTTCTTATCTCAAAACTGAGGGTCAACTTGATTTTAACATTGATGTGAATGGTAATCAATGGTTCTTTAAAAACGATGGCACTTTTATACTTCCTGGTGGAATCAACACAGCAGATGTAACCACAGATATAGTATTAGGAACCGATGATGGTTCTGATACGGGAAACATCAGCGCATATAGAACATATCAACTTCGTGATGGTAATGATAATGTTCTAATGCAAATTCAAAATGAAGATGGGGTTGGTAAATTAAAATTTGATGGTGGTAGTAATGGTATTTGGTATGATGGTGGTGTAGTAATTAAAGGAGTTGGATATCAGGCTGATAATACTTCTATTCAACCAATGTCATTTAATAGTGCTACTGGAGTAGTAACTTATGGGCAACTAAATTATAATCATTTCGTTGGATTCCCAAGATTACCAAACTATGCCAATGATGACGCCGCCAATACTGCCGCCGGAACTCCATTAAAAGGTATGCAATATTATAATACAACAACCGATAAAGCAATGGTCTACACCGCTTCCGGTTGGCAGGCAATGAATTAATCCAATCAGATTGACAAAAACCATTTATTGTAGTATTATTACTGAGCTAAAACTCAATAAATACTGACTATGATACTTGCATACCTTTTACTCATCACCGGTTTAACCATTAGTTCGGTTGCTATCTACTATTCAGTAGTTGGCTTAACAGCAATTTTCTCTGCGGCCGCTATCCCAATCATGATCATGGGTGTGAGCTTGGAAGTGGCCAAACTGGTCTGCGCTACTTGGATCAAACAATACTGGCGTCAAGTACCACGCCTGATGAAAACCTATATGGTCACAGCAGTGGTGTTGTTGATGATCATTACCAGTATGGGTATTTTTGGTTTCCTAAGCAAAGCACACAATGATCAAACTCTAGTATCGGGCGACGTTGGTAGCAAGATCGCCATCTATGATGAAAAGATTCGAACAGCACGTGACAACATTGATGCCGGCCGTAAACAACTACAGCAAATGGATGCCGCTGTAGATCAGGTAATGAGTCGTAGCAGTGATGAAAAAGGTGCAGACAAAGCAGTGGCCATCCGCAACGGCCAAAAGCGTGACCGTGCCGCTATTGCCAAGGACATTGAAGCTAACCAAACCGTTATTAGTAAGCTAAACGACGAAGCCGCACCTATACGTGCCGAGAATCGTAAAGTAGAAGCTGAAGTTGGTCCTATCAAATACATTGCCGCTTTCATCTACGGTGTTGCTCCCGACTCTAGTATGTTAGAGAAAGCAGTAACTTGGATAATTATCTTAATTGTTATTGTATTTGATCCACTAGCAGTTATTATGTTATTAGCAAGTCAAATGACTTTTGCTTGGCAACGTGGGGAAGAATCTAAACCCGAAACTAAATCAGAGATTCCTAATTTCTTAGAACGTTTTTGTAATCGTTTCACTCGCCAAGAAGAAACAGCTACATCAGTAGATGACCTAGATGACATTCCTGTATTTGATCGTCAAGAACCCGAGTTCCATGCAGTAGACATTGAGCCAGATTACACAGACTATTCAGAAGGTGCACTGGTAGCTACAAAAAATCTCGAACCCGAGGATTACTTTGTACAATTAGATGCTGTGGAACAACAAGCATTACAACAGGCACTTGAAGAATCTTACGAAGATCCCGAGCCAGAAGAAGAATTGCCTGTAACAGAAAAAAAACCAAAATGGGCTGGATTTAGCTTCCCAATGCTTAGTCATATTTTACAACCAAAAGAACAAGTCAAAGAAGAGCCTGTATTAATTACTCGCATTGCACATCCAGAATCTAATGCTAATTACAACACATCAATGGACGAACGTCCCGGCGACTATGTTGAAGCTCCTACACCATCAGTTAGCTTGGAAGCTGCACCTGGTATAAACAGAGGCATTAATACTTCTGCGGATGTTCCCGCTACTGGTGTTAGACGTAAGTATAGCCCACCGACTGCACAAGCAGATAATGTACCAGAATTAGGTAAAGCCGCTAGTAGTGATTTTGGTAATACTTTTCCCACTAACCCAACTAAAGGCGATGTATTTGTAAGAGTTGATTACTTACCAAACCGTTTATACAAATATAACGGAAAGAAGTGGATAGAGGTTGACAAATCCCATACAGACCTGTATGCTTACAATGACATGTACATTAAACACCTAATAGATCAAATTGATCAAGGCAGTTTTGATGTAGATTCGCTCAATGATGTAGAGCGTGAGCAAATTAGCGAATATTTAAGAAAAAATGGCTAAAATTAAAAAGAACGTAACACTATTTCAATAAATAAAAAACTATGGCATATTATCCAAAAGACGTTGTGATTTGTAGAGGCAATACTGTTACCGTAACTAACGATAACGTAGAAAAGGCTATGCGTAAATTCAAGAAGAAAGTCCTAGAATCAGGATTACTTCGTGAACTAAAAGAACGCGAAACCTATGAAAAGCCTACTACAGCACGTAAGAAAGCTAAAGCGGCGGCTAAGAACCGTTGGCGCAAAAAACTAGCTTCTGAGTCGTTACCCAAAAAACTGTACTAATTCACTAAAATCGTGTATAAATATATTTGTAGTGCCGATGTTGGGCTACACTTATAGTCATATTTTGCTTAATAAAGGAGATATAAAATGACACAATTACAAATCCACACCCTTGATTTACCTACATTCGTAAACCAAATTCATCGCCAAGCCATTGGCTTTGATAGTTTATTCGATCAGCTAAATCGTCAATTTGCTAACAGCAAATCCGACAACTACCCTCCACACAACGTAGTTAAACTAGATGACACTCACTATGTTATTGAAGTAGCCGTTGCGGGTTTTGCCGAAGACGAAATTGATGTTGAACTCAAAGAGAATGTTCTAACAGTTAAAGGCGAACAGGCTAAACGTGAAGAAGAAGTTGAGTACTTACACAAAGGTATTAGTGCTCGCAACTTTACACGCACTTTCCCATTAGCCGAGCACATTGAAGTTCGCGGTGCTACTGTTAAAAATGGTATTTTGGCTATTGCCCTAGAACAGATTGTTCCAGAAGAAGATAAGCCTAAAAAAATTGCCATAACATTTGCAAAATAAGTAACAAGGCTGTATAATAAAGGGGAAGGAACAAACTTCCCCTTTGTCTTTATCATGAGTGAACTAATGTCAAAAACTAAAACGAATACTGTAACACGCCCACGTATTGAACCAAAACTTCACATACCTGAGCCACCAAACTATCGTGTAATTTATATCAATGATGAATCAACTACCATGGAGTTTGTTGTTGAAACTCTCAAAGTTATTTTCAACTATGACGAAGGTGCCGCAATGGCATTAACCACAAGAGTACACGAAGAAGGTTCTGCTGTAGTTGCCGTTATGCCTTACGAGATGGCCGAACAAAAAGGTATTGAAGTTACATTGTTAGCACGTAACAACGGATTCCCGCTACAAGTTAAAATCGAACAAGACTCATGATTTTCAATCACATTCGTAAACTAAAGGATGATGGCAAGAAGATTGGCATCACTTTTAGTACATTTGATATGCTACACGCAGGACATATTGCTATGCTTGCCGAAGCTAAGAATCATTGTGATTACTTAATTGCTGGTCTACAAACAGATCCAACAATAGATCGCCCAGATACTAAGAACAAACCAGTACAGAGTATTGTAGAACGGCAAATCCAATTGGCCGCTTGCCGTTATGTAGACGAAGTTGTTGTATATCAAACAGAACAAGACTTAATTGACTTGCTACTTATTCTCCCAATTGATATTCGTGTTTTGGGTGTTGAGTATGAAGCCAAAGAGTTTACTGGCAAACGTGAAGGATATAGTCGCGGTATAGAACATATCTTCAATCGTCGTGATCACTCATTCTCCAGTTCGGGCCTACGTAGTCGAGTGGTTGCCGCTGAATCCCAAAAGTTATTGACAAAAAACACTTAATATAGTATAATACTAACATGGATATAATGTTAGATTTGGAATCTCTTGGTACACGCCCAGATTGTGCTATTCTCACTATCGGCGCTGTTAAATTTGACCCTTACACTCCCGACAGCTTTGGCGACAGTTTATATCATCGAATTGATGTAGATGAACAGTTAGCCCTTGGTCGCGAAATACAGGAAGATACACTACGCTGGTGGAGCACCCAAGCAGATGATGTTCGCGAAGAAGCATTAGGCGAAGGCAATCGTGTTAGTCTCGAAACACTATATAAAGACTTAAACCGTTTTTGTGTAGGGGTAGATGCTATCTGGTGCCAAGGTCCTGCGTTTGACATTGTTATCCTGGAAAACATCTATCGTCAAATGGGCTGGCCAACTCCGTGGCAGTTCTGGCAAATTCGTGATAGCCGCACACTATTTGGTGTACATGGCGACCCACGCGAAAAAAACAAAGCCGGCTTACATAATGCCCTAGAAGATTGTATTAGCCAAGCCCAGGGTGTACAAGCAATTTATCACGCACTCAAGTTAGAAAAACGCACCTATGCAAATCGTTAAAGTATTACTATTATTTTTACTATCAACATCGGCGTTTGCTTGGCCCACTAAAGACATTACACTTGTAGTACCTTATGCACCTGGTGGTGTTAACGATCAACTTGCAAGAACTATTGCACCCGAATTAGAATCTCGTTTACAAGTCCCTGTACAAATTAAAAATATGCCCGGAGCAGCAAATGCTGTAGCTGTTAATCATATACTTGCAGATAAAAATGACAACCATACATTTTTGTTTACTATGGATGATTTGATTTTTGGACAAGTGTTGCAAGGAACGTTTGCCTACAACCAATTTCAGGTATTAACGATCATCGGTACAGTACCATTTATGCTAGTAGGCAATCCTTCTAAATCTATTCCAGTATTTAAAACACAAGTAAAGTATCATCAAAACGTAAGCATTAGTAACAATGGTGCTACCGGTAGTGCAGCATTTTGGATGAGCAAGGTATGGACTAATTTACAAATTAATAATATTCCATATAAAGGATTAGCCCCAGAGCTAACAGATGTAATGGCCGGACAAGTTGACTACGGTGTTGCTAGTGTAACGGGCTGGCATCCTTATATACAAGCTGGCAAAATAGTTCCTATTATGGTTTCTAGTAACACCAGAGTTTCTGCTTATCCAGACGTACCTACATATAAAGAATATGGGTTTGTTGGTCAGTCCGCCGAGACTTGGTTTGGTGTTTTTGCTAGGCAAGACACAGACACAGAAGCAGTAAAAACCTTTACAAATACCGTCAGAGATATAGTAAAAACCAACACAAAGATACAAAATCTTCGCGAAACTGGCATGAATATTGTCAACTACAACACTGACACATCAACTAAGTTTATTTCCCGAGAAATCTCTCGATTTAACAAATAGGCACACTTTAATTTGTTCTAGCTCCTATTAAATACTAATAGGAGCTAGAGTCTACACGATTCTACTACCAATAATAATAATTATAAAGAGGTAGAAGGATGAAGTATTTCAACAAGGTTATTCTAACCATAATCGCTGTATGGGCAAATATTGCCTACGGCACACCAATCAACGACTTTGCGTTTAAAAGCCCAGCTTTTAATGGTAACGGATACGGAACCTACGTACTTACCATAGAAAACGAACAATATACACGACAACAGTCTATTTTAAGTGCTTTACAGTCAGCACAACAAGCTGCCGCAGCTGCACAACAAAACCAACCAATTAATCAATTCTTAACTAACTTAGAATCGCGTATCTATGCCCAAGTTAGCCAAAACGTAGCTACACAAATGTTTGCCGGTGGTGCTTGTGCTAGTAATTCTACAGTATGTGGGGGTAGCATTAACTTCCAAGGCAATACATTAAGCTGGATTAAAGATCCAACAAACCCAACAAATATTTTGCTAACAGTACGTGACAACGTGGGCAACACCACAGTCATTAACGTACCACTTAACTCCTTTAATATGTCGGGACCATAATGAAGAAATTATTGTTATTGTCTCTAGTACTTTTAATGTCTGGTTGTGCTATTACACAAAAAGGTGGCCAGCTTGTTGGTATTGAGCACGAACCAAAAGTAGCCGAAAACAAACTACAAAAAGAGTTTGACGCAGTACCTGCGCCAGCTGGTCCAAAACTAAGTGTAGCAGTTTATAACTTTGTGGATAAAACTGGACAACGTAAACCTACACCGGGTGTAGCATCGTTCTCTACAGCAGTTACGCAGGGTGCAGACGTGTTCCTTATAAAAGCACTCCAGGACGTAGGAAATGCACGTTGGTTTGACGTCGTAGAGCGCGGAAACATAGACGCTTTGACTAAGGAACGTCTAATTATTAAACAGATGCGTGATGCTTACGAAGGTAAAGATGCCAAACCATTAATGCCGATGCAGTTCGCTGGGATCATTTTTGAAGGCGGCATTATTGGCTATGATACTGGATTAGAGTCTGGCGGCGCCGCTTATCGTTTCTTAGGTATTGGTCCACAAACGCAATATTCAAAAGATATCGTTACGGTTAGCTTACGTGCTATCTCAGTCAACACAGGTAAGATATTAGCGGCAGTAACTGTAACTAAAATCATTTACTCAACGGCAGATAGTGTAGCTATCCTAAAGAGTATTGATCCGGGACAGGGTATATTAAAACAAGTATTTGATGGCACCACAGGAGCAACTAGTGCCACAGCAGGCTTATTTGAATTTGAAACAGGCTTAACTATTAACGAAGCAAGTACACTAGCAGTTAAGTCAGCAGTAGAAGCAGCAGTAGTAGAGATGATTCGAGAAGGTGAGCGTAAAGGTGTATGGGAGTATCGTAGACCTGTAGTAGAAGTAAAAAAGGAAGAAGTAAAAACAATACCGTCGGAGAAGTTGGGGCCGGAGGTCAAGAAGTAGTACGATTATGGCTACGGCCAAAGGAAGAAGTAAAATGAAAACAAGACTAACAAAAATTGCAGTATCGATGTTAGCCGTTGTGATGAGTTTAGGTGTATATGCTGCGGATAACAGTATCTACATTGATCAATCAGGAAGTAATTCCACAATATCTATTACACAAGACGGATATGGCAACGTAGTAAAAGGTATAGCAAGTGGTACGACTACCCCTGCAACTATCTACGGTATTAATAACCAGGTAACAGTAAACCAAGTTGGTATGAGCAACACTTTAAGTTTAGGTGTGCAAACAACCACAGGTGGCACTACAACATTACCTGACGGTAGTACTGTAGCCGTTCCTACTATTAACTATTCTGTAACAGGTAATAATGCTACAGCGGTAATTGACAGTAATAACGATGGTGCTGGCGCAAGTAAAGGAACTTATATTAGTATTAATCAGACTGGTAATAATGCCAACGCTAATATTAATGTACGTGGCAATAATGACGCTATTAAAGCAGTTACATCCGGTGGTGATAACAACTCTGTTGTGGCAACTGTTAAGGGTAATAATAACATTGATAATGTTGTATTAACCGGCGATAGCAACTCTGTGAATATTACACAAGGCACATCATTACTTGGTAGCAACAATAATACTGTTGGTATTAAAGCAAGCGGCGCAAGCAATACGTTTGGTATTACACAAGGTGGCAACACCTCAGGCAATAGTGTTTCAATTGGCGGTTATGCCTCAGACACATTATCTGGTAGTAGTAATGCTATAACTGTTAGCCAAACTGGTGGCAATGATAACTCATTAACATTAGGCGTAACTGGTAGTAGTAATACTATCGGGGTAACACAAACAGCTACCGCAGGTAATAACGTTGCTAACTTAAAAGTTAGTGGTAGTGGCAGTGGTATAACTGTGAACCAAACAAACAGATAATATGGATATGCGTTTCTTACAAACAATGTATCAGCAGTGGGCACATGGTCAAAGCAATGCCTCTGCTAGATATATCGATTTTATAGAAATGGCCAGTCGGCAAATGGGCATTGCCCAAGATCAATTAATGAGAGAGTTGCAAAAATGTTTGTGGTTCAACCGGGGAGACTAATATGGACAGCAATACTATGCGTAGGCTTTGTGAGCATCTACACGACCAGCGAAGCAGCCGTGGGCACAATAACGGAACAAGCGAACGACCCTGCTTCGATACAACGATCGAAGACGACTCTAACTGGGACCAAGGGCGTCGGAGTAGAGATGGAGGATGCAGTAAAGACCAGCCAAGGTAAGGTTGGTATTACGTTTGCAGATGATACACGAGTACAAGTAAATGAAAACAGTAAACTGGTTATCGACGATTTTGTATATGATCCTAAAAATAAAGGAGCTGGTAAGCTGGCTCTTAACATGGCCGGTGGTACTGTTAGATACGCTAGTGGAGCTATCGCTAAGAACAACCCTAGTAAGGTGGCTATCAATACTCCTACTGCTACTATTGCTGTACGGGGTACAGATTTCACCGCCACAGTTGACGAACTAGGCGCATCAACAATTATCTTGCTACCAAGTTGTGTGGATAAGATTAAAAGCATTGACTCATTAAATCCCAACGATAAAAATTGCGTAACTGGCATCATTGATGTTATGACCGATGCTGGCATTGTTACATTAGACAAGCCTTTCCAAGCAACTCGTGTTGAATCACGTAGTTCTACGCCAACAAAACCTGTAACACTTAACCTAACCATTGATGCAATGAATGGTTTACTAATTCTAACTCCGCCGCCTGAGATTAAAAAGGCGCAACAAGAAGCCAAGACTACTACAGTAAGTCTATTAGATCAAAATTTTCTTAAAGAGGCAGATCTAAGTAACGTTCTAGCTGATCAGCAAAAAGAAATATTTAAAAGTAAACTAGCACAAAACTTCTTAGATCAACAGTTCCTAGAAAATTTGTTAACAATACTCAATGATCAACTTAGTGAAAATTTATTAGCCTATAATCAAAATACATTATTGCCAGATTATAAATCCAGCTCTGGTGTTAAAGTGGCAGTTGATGAAATGTCAGTTCAATTATGTCGTAGCGATGGTAGTAATACTCAATGCGTAAGTGTGAACAAAGCTGAGAACAGTACTATCATACAGAATCAAGGTAGTGTAACTATTAAGAATCGTGTTAACACCGGTACCGGCACACTAATAACATTAAAGCAGAACTAATATGAAATTTATCGCGTATTGCTTTGTTGCTTTTTTACTTGCCGGCCTTGGGTCTTGTCAACTGGCACACGCACAACTAGCGGGACTTAATTATCAAACTTATGCCGCGGGCGGGGCAACTCCTTCTTACACACAAAATGCCGATGGAACGATTACCAATCGCACATTATTAACTTCTGGTACTGTTGGCACAGTAAACTATAACTGGGGAGGAGGACAAGTAATGAACTCTGGAC